ATTGATCTAAAATTATCATGAAATTCTTTGGAAGTTATAGTGGAAGCAGTTGCACCCTCCCTGTTTTCAATAGCTGCTTGTAGTGGTCCAATTTCAGCCATATTATATCACCTGCAACGCTTCAGAAAGATTTATTGGAATTTTTATTTCATCGCCAATTTCTAACTGTGCTTCTGAGAACTTGTTGTTAAAAGAAGCGATAACCCACCAAAGCTTGGGGTCGGAGTAGTTTTTCGCTGCCAATAGCCAAAACGTATCACCATACTTCCAAATGTAAGAAAAAAATTTAATTTTTTGGCGAGTTGCTTCATCGATTTGCTTAAGCTTTTTAGCACGATATTGGGTTATAGATTTAACACCTTTTTTATCAAAAACTTCTTTATACATTTCGTCTTTGTTTGTAGCTTTTCGGCTTTGTTTGTATCTAGACATATTTTATACCTTATTTAAATGGGAATGAATTGTTTTTATCAAGCCATTCCCCGTTGGAGGAGTCGATCCCAAGATCTTCATCATGTAATACATTAAAAGTAAAACTTAATTCAAAATTTTTAGCGTAAAAATTACCACCACCAGAAGTAAACATTCCTAATGCTAGTGTTGGTTTGTATGAAATTCCATCAATCCAGCCCAGTAGCCCTTCTGAGCCATCTTGTGAACAGACAATATTACCAAACCTAATTCTAACCAGTGGTGGTTTGGAGATTGTTCTAGAACTAGTTTCATTTATTTGTGATGATTCATTGCCCCCTAGCGCATCGTCCTGTGTGACAGTCTGTGTTTCTGTGCTCTTCAAATAAGCAGGGTATAGCATTTGAGATAAAGTTGAGAATTTTCCATGGTTTGCTTTTGCTTCAGCAACTGTCGCAGCGGGAACATTCCAGCCTAAAGAGATAGTTCTAGTGGTATTTTGAAAAGTCGCAATTGGGTCCATTCTACCATATACTGTCTCGGTGTTCCATGCGGACTTAAAGTCTTGGGATATATTTGTTAAAAAAGCAGGAAACTCTACTACTCTTGTACTGATCATACTTTTAATCCGTAGTTGTGCGCCGGTTTTATTAACATAAGAACCAACCAAATCTTTATATGTAGCCATTATGTATTCCCCATTGATGTTTTATAGACGCCATTTTCTATTAATTTTCCTAATGCTTCTCCGTCTATTTTGATTGTTATATCGGCATTAAAGATGTTTTTAATTTGATCTGCTAATGTGGAGACCGCTATAAGATTCGATACGGCATTATCCGTCATTAATGTTGCGGAAGTTCCTGTTGTGATAAGTGCGATGTTCTCAAGCTCTGCTTTAACATCCGAATTAGATAAATCTTTCATGAAATCGCGAACACTTTGTATATTTTTATTTAGTATAATACTCATCCCTATATCTTTTACCCCTGAAAAAGAATCCATAACATCAGCAACATCAGCCAATCCTGATAGGGAATCGATAAAAGTAGCCATTCCAAGAGCAGCAAGTCCAATGCCGGCACCAATCATCAGAGCTGCAGCACCTACTGATAATAATACCCCAACAGCAGCCGCTGTAACAACTGCTTGTGGTCCTGCGACCAAACCAATGAGGCCAGCCATCATAAGTCCGAATGCGATTGTAAAAGCTGTAATACCTATAGTTGCTGCGACCAGTTGCTCACCAGATAGGCCAGCAAAGGCTTTAATAAACTCAGCCATACCTGTTGCGGCAAGAGAAATACCTCCACCAATCATAGCCACAGCAGCGCCAAGAGCGAGCATTGGGCCAACCGCAGATCTAGTCACCTTTGTTGCTAGCATTTGTGTTTTCATCTTAGATCTTTGAACAGCTTGGAGTCTCATTTCCGCTGCGGCTTGTTGGGTTGTTAAAGTAGTCTCTGTGATCTTATCTGCTTTGGTAAATAGACTCGCTATCTTTTCCTTTCCTTTTAAAACTAGATTGGCTTTCGATATCATGCCAGTTATTCCCATAGCCTTATTAAGCATGTAAACAGCAGCAAGTCCCCCCGCTATAGTTGTAAAATACCCATAGGAATATTCATCGAGGAATCGCACAAACTTTATCAGCCCTTCAATAACATATGTTGCGCCAGTCAGGGCCGGCACAAACACAGCAGCAAATTCATTAGCCAGAAGTTTAATTTTCTCTTGAAGAGGCACAGTTGACTGGAGAGCTTCTTCAAATTTTTCTTGTACTTTTGAAGCCTGAGACATTTGCGCATCATGACTCTCATATTCAGACATAGACATCCCAAATATTTTATTAGCCTCGGCCATATCAGTTATACCGGCAGCATTCGCAATTGCTTTTTGAGTGAACTTGTCCATTGAAGCAAACGATTGTCCGGTTGCTTGAGTAGTGGCTATAAGTGTCTTGATTCTTTCATCTTCTGTCATCAATAACATCTCAGTAGCAGATAATTGTGAACCTAAAATAGAATTAAGCTTTGCTGTTGTATCTGCCGCACCAGAAAATGTATCAAATTTCTCGGCTAAATTCAAAAGAACTGAAGTTTCTACTCCGGCTGTCTTTGCAGCAGCAGCAATACCAGTAAACACGTCTATAGATTTTTCACCGTATACCGATAAAACTGATAATGAGGCAGTATAATCTTTTAATATCTTTGAAGTTGATATACCGAGTTTGGTACCCATCATGCCAATCTTTTTTGTGGTCTCAATAGCTTCTTTCCCGGACATATTCATTGTTTTTGTAAAAATCTGAAGCAATTTAGCAGATTCCCCTGCCGAAACTCCAAATTTACTTAATTGTGCGACATTTAAAGCAAGATCTGCCTGTGCTGCTGGTGCAGTTTTATGAAAATCAGAAAAATTAGCTATGAGTCCTGCCATCGCGCCGCTACCTTCTGCAGCAGTAACACCAAACTGATTGCCGGCTCTGGAGACAGCATATAGCTGATTGGAATATTCCCTTGCTAATCCAGTAGTTTTCGAAAAACTAGCGCCGGCAGCGTCAAATTTCACAGCCATATCTATTGTTGCGTCCTTAATTGAGTCGAACGCTGAAGCTGCTATATTTGTCATGGTAAAGACAGCGCCAAAGGACTCAGTGAGAATTTGCATTTTATTATTTGATTTGCTTATCTCAAGTAGCATTTTCCCAAAGCCAGTGATCATGTGATTTGCGCCACGGTTGGCGTCTATAAGCCCCATGGTCATGTTTCCAATACCCTTAGTCAGTCTCTCCACTGTAGCTTGGTCTTCCTTTCCAATTTCACCAAGTTCTTTAAGTGCTTCGGTGAGCTTCTCTTTTTGTTTGGCAGCCTCTTCCGACTTGTGAGCAATGTTACTTAATTCTTTTTCAAGTTTCGCAAGTTCTTGGGTTTCTTCTATGGTCGCGGCTTTACCTTTCTCTTGAAGTTCAGTGATTCTTGCTGTTGACATAGCATAAGAAGCTTGTGCTTCATCGAGTTGCTTTAGCTGAGCTATGTAGGCTTTACGAGCCGCATTCTTTTGACCAGCTCGCTTAAGATAATCTGCGTCTAAACTAGCTCTTCTAGTTGAAGTTTCATTATCATTTTTCTTAAGGTCTATTAATTCCTTGAGCAGATCTGCTTCTGTTTTTTTGGCAGCATTATTTTTGTTTGTTTCAGCCGTGTTATTTTTGGTAGCCTCGGACTGTTCGTTGGTATTATCAGACTCTTCAGACATTCACTAGCCCTCGTGCTTGAAAGGCCAGGATACACCTGTTTCACTTTCAAACTCCATCACAGCATTATCTAATTCTGCTTGTCTTTTCGCCGCCATAGGATGTTCTTTTCCGAACTCCATGATTGCATCTAGATAAAATTTCATCCTCGCCGTTGCCTTTACATACGCTTTTACTTGTTCTGGCTTTCCCTTGATAGAGAATCTCTCGTGATTTTTCCCCTCTTCTTTCATTAATTGTGATATATTAGCTAAGTCAACATCAAACCGAAAATCAACTCCATACATTGACTTAATAATACTTTTTGTGATATTACCAATCATCGCCTGTAGTGATTCATTGACAATAAAGAAATTTATGCTTTTCATCTTAAGTTCCTCGTGATAAAGTAAATAGTTTTATATAAGAAATGCCCTTATCGGGCATCGTTATCATTTATTTTTTTCTGCTGCCTTCTTTTCGTCTTCAGCTTGTTTGGTCATTCTTTTCAACCACCAGAGCCTCAAACCAACAGGAAGATTGTATGCTTCAATTAAAGACCATCCACCAAAATGTTTCAATATAAAAAATTGTTCGTAGACTTGTTCCATATATTTAGGAGTTAGGCCAAAAAAAGTCCGCATTAAGCGGAACCTCCAGTTCCTGCTCATGTCCGCAAGACTGGCACTCAAAGTGCGTTTTAATTTCGACGTTCGATTCAGTCATTCTATAACACTTTTTAAGGTGATGTGAATCTGAGGCTAGCATGGTATCAACAAATTGATTGATGATTTCTCTATTAGGATATGACTCCACTGCTACAATCATTTTCTTGAATTGCCCAGTGACTGTCTTGGAAAGACCAGGTATTTTAGTTTTCTTTTTGTTTAGTTGAGATTTTACTAATGCCATCTCGTCTCTACCTGTAAGTAATCTAAACTTAACAGTATATCCGGACACAGGCATTTTAGTTTCAAAACATCCATCATCTGTTTTACTTAAATTCTCTTCTCCCTCAATATCACTAGTGAGGATTGTTGGTTGATCTAGGTCAAAGATTTGTTTAGACTTTGCGGAGCAACTAGGACAGGAAACTTCTGTTTCATATGCATTTCCATATCCTGAAGATCTTGCCGCAATAACAATAGCGTTTCTGTCTCCACTATACATGGAACCGGGATCAATTAATTTATCGACAATAATATTCTCAATGAATCTTTCAATAGCTAATCCTTTCTTGAGAAGGGCTTGGGAAGATAAAATATCTTCGTCTTTTGCTGTCATATAAAAGATTTCAATTGTTTCTTTACCATGAAGAGGATGATTTTGCGGATATGCTCCTCTGGATGGTAACGTCACAAACTCGGTGGGAGTGACGAACTTAAGTTGCGGCGCTTCCACCGGAGCTTCTGCTCCGTCATGTTTAGCACCAAATCTATCTTGGTTGTTTCTCATTTTTACCTCTATGTTGTTAATTCTGCTGTATCGTACGAAACGTTTATAGTGATCTCTGATAGTGTTTCTGACTCATATGAAAGCTCAGTATTATCGATACTAGTAATGAACGCATTCACTAAAGTCCATTTTTCCATGGTATTACCATCAGCATCTAATTGCTCTATAATGAAATTTTGTATAAGCTTATCTTTGGAAATACCGTCTTCTTGGTTGGTAAAAGAATATCTGGAGTTTTCTATAAAATTATATAGTCCATGTATTTTCGTAGGACCTGCCATATTGTTATCATCTTTATAATCAATTATTTTAATGCTAACGTCTTTCCATGTAAGAATTCCGGGATACTTAAACTTGTGATTTATCAGTTGATACTCTTCTTTTGAAATCTCAAAAGAAGGTTTTGTTGCAGATTTTGCCCACCACCAATAACCAGAATCGGCACCAGCAGCAGAAAGATCTACTCCGGCATCCATTATTCTAAAACGATAAGGTCTGACTGGTTCAATAATTTTTTCTCTTTCCGACCAGAAAGTCATTTATACCTCGATTATGGATTGTTACTAGTAACTTTAGGCAAAGCCAAAACAGCACCAGGTCCTGCGACGGGATCCCATTCTGTTATAACAGCTCCAGTTGCTGGATCATGTCTAGTACAGGTTGCCCAATCGAACTTCATCTTCATGTCGATCTCACGGATATCATCACCTTCGTATACAAATTCTCCGAATTCAACACCGGTTAGGAACGGATTCGCAAGAGTCCATTTTTCCAAAGGCAACCCATCTGCTGTGAGTTGTGTCAAAACAACCCCTTGAAGTTTTGCTCCAAAAGAGGATTTCTTCTTAGACATTGTAGCGTAAGAGCCTCCTTGAGCACTAGGAACTAGATAACCAGAAGCAGCCAATATATTGTGTGTTGCGAAAACAGCATCGGGAGACACTGGATCTACCATTTTAACACTAATTTCATTCCACTCAACGTGTCCCGGAAAATGATACTGATTGTCCATAAACTTATGAGTTACTGATGTAACTGTATAAGACGGAATAGTGGCTGATTTTGCATACCAGATAACACTAGTCGATGAATCGGGCAAATCACCAAATGCGATGATTTCCACTGTAAACCTATATTTTCTCTTAGGCTCGATGATGTTTGATTTTTCACTCCAAAATGTTGGCATTATTATGTTCTCCTATAATACTCTTAACTAGTTTCTAAACTAGAATTCTACGCCTGTTCTTGTGACAATAAAGTCAATGACAATGTATTCAATCGCTCTAGCCGGCTTTACAAACACTTTAGCGTACATAATATTTCTGTCGATTAGATCTTCGGTTGTAGTCGAACTGTCTAATACTAATTTGTATTCTGTGATTCCAAGTCTAGTTTGTACACTAGCCAAAAGAGGATCAGCTTGTGATAGGAAACGATTCCAAGTTGCTTGGACGTTCTGATCAAAAAGAATTGTATCTGCGATTGCTCCAATCTTCTTCTTAAGAAAGATCATCAACCTTCTAACATTTACTCTATCCAAAGCAGATGGGGTTTGTTGTAGGGTCTTTTGACCGAAGATAACAATTTCTCCAACAGCAGCGAATCTAGCGATTGGGTTAATATTCTCTTGATAAAGGTCATCTCTGTTCTGCTTTGAAAGAGTTTTCCAAGTACCAACAACTCTTGGTCCATTGTTTCCACCAAGAACAGAAAGTCCTCCGCGATTGAAACCTGCAGGAGCAAACCAAGGTCCATCAGAATTAGCTTCTGAGAAGGCCATGGCTCCGATTGCACCAACCGAAGAAGGAACAATTAAAATTTCATTATTTCCGGAAAGAGTATCACGAAGCTTGAGACGAGGAAAATAAGCAGCAGCATAACTGGTATTCAAGTTTCTACCTTGCATAGATGTAATAGCTGCAGTAACCAATCCGCCCGTTCTGGTGCCCGAGTTTTCAAATGTATCTTTGTAATCATCATCAATATCAATAATAACCAAAGCATCACCTCGTTCTTCAACTTTTCTAATAAGTTTGTTCTGAAGGCCACTGTTGGTCATACCAGGTATAGAAACAATATCGTATCTAACTGATTCTGGGTCTGCGGCAATATCAATTGCTTTGTCTATAGTATAACGAGCATAGTGTGATTTATTTGATGTGCTAGGCAAAACGTTCTCACTAGAGAAAGGAGAAACGATAGAAATATCAAGCCCATCAAATCCACCAAATAAAGGAACATTAAATTGTTTTGGAGCATCTTTGAGATACTGTGACGTTCCTTGTGCCTTAGTATAACTAGTTGCAGCACTCAGCGAATCTTCACTCCAATACCACAATCCTGTGTCGGTGTCTTTCTTAATTTCATCTAGGGAAAATACAAAACTAGTTTCTGTTGAGTTAGCTGTTGAGTGGATATCAAGTCCACCGGGAAGAGCATTGACAAAGTCAGAGTAATCGCCACTTTGCGCAACAATCTTATTTGATGTTGCTATGTTGCTGAATACATGGCGAAGCCCTACTACATCAGTCTTTTCATAGTTGCCGCCCATTTTAGAGTTTTGCTCTGATAGACGCAATTCCGGAAAGATGAAGGAAGCAGACATAGCAACAGGCATTGATGCAAAAACATCAGCATCACCAGCAGCTGCGTATGAATAAGCATTACCTTTTA